TTTCTAAGCTGACCATCTACCGGCTGGGTAATCCTGCCCAGCCGGAACCTGTGAGGAGAAAGACATGACCAAAGTCGCACTAGTGGACGGTGATATACTTATCCACGAGAGCTGCTTCGCTGCTCAGTCTGCCTACAAGCAGGCGACAGGTACGGACGACATCGTGGGGTTCGAGTCAGTCGAGAACTCAATGGTCCAACGGATTGAGCAGATCATGCTGGGCGCAGGCTGCGACAGCTACGTTCTCTACATCACCGAGGGCCGCACCTTCCGCTACGACGTGGCGTTCACAAAGCCGTATAAAGGAACACGCAACGCAGAGAAACCGTACCACTACTCGAACCTCCGGGCTGTGATCAAGAACCTGTACCCCTGCAAGGTTGTCACCCACTTAGAGGCTGACGATCAACTGGCTATCGACGCACTGGCTGACCCCGACAACACGGTGCTGTGCAGTAGGGACAAAGACCTGCGGCAGGTGACAGGTGCCACGGTGTACAGCTGGGAGCTTGGCAACCAGCCAAGCTTCGGCCCTACCAAGATCCCGCGTATAGGGTCAATCAACGCTCAAGGCAAGGGCACTGGCTTCACGTTCTTCATGGCCCAGATGATCGCTGGCGACAGTGCTGACAACATCCCCGGAATCGCCGGCAAGGGGTCAGCTTATGCCTGCAAACTACTGAGCCCCATCGTGGAGGATGGGGAACTGACCGACGACGAGAAGGTGGCTGCTATGAAGGCGGCCGTTACCACCGCATACCAACGCTGCTATTCTGATGATTACGAGGCAGTGTTAAAAGAGCAATCCACATTGCTTTGGATGCTGCGAAAGGCACCGACCAACCAAGGAGGAAATGATGATTAAGATCCACTCACGACTTGAACACAAACAACGCAAGGCCTTCTACCGGGTCCTGATGATCAACATGCTGGTATGGGCATCCGCTGCCACAGTGCTGGTGCTGGCTGCGCTGGGACAACGCATGCCTGCCGACAAGGCCTTCGAGATGCTCGACCAGTCCGTGGTTGAGTTCACCCACATGCCCGGTGTGACCAGGTGCACTGCCACGATGATTGATACCAACACCTACCTGACCGCTGCTCACTGTGACCCAGGGACCGCTCGCACCTACATCGTCAACAAGGACGGAGACAAGGTGCTGGCTGTCAGCTTCGAGCAGGCGGAAGACGGCGCTGACTGGGCTATCGTACGTACCGAGGAAGACCCTCCCGGTGTCGTGCCTCTGGCTGTCAGCTGCAGCTTCGCTGTCAAGACAGGCGAGCCTATTGCCTACCTTGGCTACCCGTACCCGCTGGAACGGTTCTATTCTGAGGGCATCATCGTCTCGCTCGGCGTTATGCGCATCGACTACCCAGCTCTCCCGATCACGTCCCTTCATGGCGGGCCGGGTGCATCGGGCAGTGCTATCATCTCGCTCGTCACTGGTGAGATCATCGGTGTCCTGTCCATCGGTGTTGAGAATACACGAGGCAACCTGCTCGGTGTTGGCATCACGATGCTGCCAGGCAGTGTCTGTGAACTCGGCTGATGGCACGAGGAGAAAAGACAAGGGCCGGTAACTTGTGGACTGAAGCCAAGTTCATGGGTTTCTTGAAGGGGGCCATACGCGGCGCGACCCGCCGTTGGCCACCGAAGACTCAGGCTCTGAAGGATGCATGGGTGGAACGGGGCGTCTATCGTTGTGCCGGCTACAAGAGGATGCATCACGATGTACCAGTCAGCGTCAAGGTGGGCACCAAGCGGGTGCGCAACGTAGCTGTCGATCACATCAACCCGGTGGTCTGCCCGGTGGCAGGCTTCACATCTTGGGACGAGTTGATTGACAGGATGTTCGTAGAGGCTGATGGCTTTCAGGTCCTATGCACTGAGTGCCATAAGAAGAAGACGGGAGACGAAAGGAAGATAAGGGCGGCCAACAAACAGTAGGGCTTGCAATCCTGTAACCCCTAACCACATAAGACTGTCAGCAATAACGCTGGCAGAAACCAATCGGAGTAAAGCACATGTTCGACTATTACACCTACCTGCTCACGAAGCAGACAGCTGCCGACCTCAACGAAGGCCTCGTCGGTATGGCGTCTGTCCTCATCGTCCTGATCCTGAGCTCGACTGTCTGGGGGATGTTCTCGTGAGTAAGAAGAGCACAGCGCCTCGCATTTTAGTTATAGACATCGAGACGAGGCCAGTGACGGCATTCGCTTGGGGTTTGTATGATCAAACAATCGGCATCAATCAGGTAGTGACACCGGGCTCAACCCTCTGCTTCGCAGCCCGCTGGCTGGGTGAGGACGAGACAATCTTCCGCTCCGTGCACAAGCATGGGCGCAAGTCAATGGTCAAGAAGGCGTGGAAACTGCTGAACGAGGCGGACGCATGTGTTCACTTCAACGGCACACGCTTCGACATTCCCATCCTGCACACCGAGTTCGTGCTGGCTGGTCTGGCTCCTCCGTCACCGCACATGAACATCGACCTGCTCACTGCGGTGCGGTCGCGCTTCAAGTTCACCTCGAACAAGATGGACTTCGTAGCGCGGATGCTTGAGATCGAAGGCAAGACAGACCACAAAGGCATGGCCCTGTGGATCGGTTGCATCAACGGCAACGCTGAGGACTGGGAGGTTATGGAGACCTACAATCGCAACGACATCGACATGACGGAGAAGATCTACCACCGCATCAAGCCGTGGCTGAAGACCAACCTCAACATGGCGATGTTCACTGACAGCGATGAGATGGTGTGTCCGTCATGTGGCTCGCACGATGTGCAGAAGCGTGGTATCGTGTACACCAAGACGAACGCCAAGCAGCGGTACGTCTGCAATGCCTGCGGCACATGGTCCTCCAGCAAGGAAGCCGTGCTGTCGAAAGAGAAACGCAAGAACCTCCTAACCACAATTTAACAAGGGAACACAGCATGACTAAGCGAACCTCGACTAACAAGCTGATTGTGCATTGCTCGGACACCTACGCCAACATGGACATCGGTGTGAAGGAAGTGAATCAGTGGCATCTCGACCGTGGCTGGTCGGGTGTCGGATACCACTTTGTCATCCGTCGTGACGGTACGGTGGAGAACGGACGTGGCATCAATGAGATGGGTGCTCACTGTCGTGGCTACAACGCTGAGAGCATCGGCATCTGCCTCGTTGGCGGACGCGGTATCGGGGGCAAGCCTGAGGACAACTTCACCCAGCGCCAGCTGGAGTCACTGGAGTTCCTGATCGAGAGCCTTGAGGGAGACTACCCAGGCGCTAAGGTGTTTGGACACAACGAGCTGAACCCTCACAAGGCGTGTCCGTCCTTCAACGTGCAGAAATGGTTCGCTGAGCTGGACGACATGGAAGGCTTGGTTGACGAGGACGAAGAGGAAGATGGCGGTTGCTTCTTCGGGTTCTGGGGGCCATGATGAACAGGGCAGATGTTAAGTACAGGGACGCTGTCTACCAGCGCGAGTGTGCCTTGGCTGACCTGACCATCGAGGCCAAACTCTACTACAATGTCAATCCGATCCCGGAGACACGGCTGGCACGAGCTGCCGTTATCTTCGGGCGGGCGGACGCAATCATGAGGCAGTGTGCTCTCGACGTAAACTACAGAGGAGACTACGATGACTGTTAACCACATCAACCCCGACCACTACAACGGCATGGTGATCGAACCTATCGAGTACATCCTTGAGAACAGGCTCGACTTCTGTGCCGGAGCCATTGTGAAGTACGTATCGAGGGCCGGCAAGAAGCTCTACCCCGGCAAGGACAGGGATCAGAGCGAGATTGCAGATCTTGAGAAGGTGATTAGGTTTGCCCAGATGCGAATCAACTATCTGAACGGTGAGGAGATCGTGCCTGTAAAAGATGATGTCTGCAGTCATGAAGACCCGCGCTTGAAGTTCACCCTCTTCAGACCCACATCTAGCTAAATCCCCATAGCTTGCGTTTAAGGGGGTCTGTGTGCGTTCTAGTGTCTGGCTGGGGTAACCCCCCATCGAGCCTCAGCTAGGGCCACACAGCCCCCACCGCACTGCACTGTTTTCCACCACATAAAGGAATAGCACATGTTAGCACTACTTCCCACCCTGATGCCGCTGATCACCAGCGTATTGGGCAAGGTGGTTCCCGATCTCGCCGAGCGAGAGAAGGCTTCCACCGAGATCGAACTGATGTTGGCTGGTGCCATCACCAAAGCGAACGAGGATCAGGTTGCCCTGAACAAGATCGAGGCAGCGCACAAGTCCATCTTCGTTGCAGGCTGGCGTCCAATGATTGGATGGACACTGGCGGTTTCCTTGGCCTACCAGTTTATCGTGGCCCCGCTCATCTACTACATCGCTCAGGTGTCGGGTATTGAAATCCCACCACTGCCATCGCTTGACGAGAACCTCTGGGAGCTCCTCACAGGTATGTTAGGCATGGCTGGTTTGCGCACGTTTGAGAGGATGCGAGGCGCAGCACGCAATAGCTGATGCAGCCTAACCACTAGGCAAAGAGAAAGGCCCCTACTGAGTTCCCGCATTGGGTTCCCGGTAGGGGCCTTTTTCGTTTCAGTCTTTCTTATTTCAACGTCGGGCCATGAAGCCCAGCACGTCAATCGTTATTCGGATGATGCCGCCGACTAGCGCCACTGCCCCGACAGCCAGCTCGATAGGCCCTGCATTTAACATGACCTCTGCCACCTTCGTTGCCTCTGACGTTGAGCCCTGTGCCAGCACTGTTGCGATTGCCGCATTCGCTGCCGCGGCTGAGTAGCTAAGAACACTTCCAGTAAGTCCAGACACAGGACTATCTCCTTCTGTTATCTGTTGAGTTTTAGAGCTGTGCGTAACGCAGGCGCATCCTGCCGATATCACCAAGCCGTTGCCATGCCGTGTCGTCCATGTGGGTCGTCACGACGCCCCCATCAGCGAGGAAGGCCTCATAGTCAGCCCAGTACTCACTTCCCTCCGCACGGATAAGCTCAACCCCATCAGACCGCAGCACCTTGTCGGGGTCAACCTCTCCGTATTCGTCAAGCATAACGCTGTATGTAATACTCATACCTCTGCCTCCCAATGCCAGCTAGGACTACCGCTGGTTGCCCATGTGAATCCGATATTTGTAGCGTTGAGAACGCTGTTCCAGAACGCACCCGTATTTGCAGTGGGGGTTCCTTGGCACCACGTCGGCGTCCTCGACAGCCCGTGTGCCTGCGAGGCTGCTGTCGTAGAGCTGGTTGTGTAAGTGCCCTTGTTCCGCATCACGATCCCTGTGTCGTTGCCCCAGTGGTAAGTGGCAGTGGCAGAGAACGTGGTCGGGGCAACCGTGTGCCAGCTGTTGCCGTTGAAGATGTATTCCCCGAAGTTGGAGGCGTGTGAGCTCTGTGTGATCCAGCTTCCCGAAGAGGGTGTGCTACGGTCCACGTTGTTAGAGATGGTGCAATTTAGGACACTGTTCAGCTGCAGGGTTGAGAGCGTCTGCCCCTGAAACACGTTACCCTCAATGACGAGCCCGTCCACCTGCTCCGTCGTTGAAGCCAGTACCTGAATGGCCTTGGCCCCGTAGTCGAAGTTGCAGTTGGAGATGATGTGGGAGTTACCAGCATCAGCCGCAAACAGGATGTGAGCCGTAATGCTCGTGCCACCGAAGTAGCAGCCGGAGAACAGCATACCCGATGCCTGCGCGTTAACCAGCACCTGATTAGTGGCTGCCTCCACAAGCCAGCAGCCTTGGAACGTGACGTACAGGCAGTTCTGGGCCTGTACGTTCCACGGCCCTGTACACACGAAGTGGCAGTTAGTGAACGTGAAGCCCTGCGGGCGGTCAGCTCCTGATGTGGCATCCTGCTTGAACAATGTGTCGATCTTAACACCCCT